CGTATGCAGCAGGTTCGGTCAACCCAACCCGTCAGAACGTCCTTCAGTACATCTCTGGTACTGTGAAGAACGGCGCAGAAGTTCCATCATTCGGCGTTTGCGGTTTCGGTACTTGGACGCTGTTGGCTCAAGATTTTGTGGGTCAAGAGCAGTACATGATCACCCCAGGCAACGGCTTTGATGGTGACGCGAATGGCCCACAGGCTGCATTCCGTGCGCTGATGGTCGCTGGTGTGCCGATCTATCCTGATCCATATTGCCCTGAAGGTACTCTGTACCTCCTGAACAGCAACTATCTCTCGCTCTACATCCATGAGCAGGGTTCGTTCGTGTTCACGGGCTTTGAATCGACTCTTCCGAACTGGCAGATCGGTTACGTCGGCGCAGTGCTGACGATTGCTGAATTGGTCAGTACCAAGCCGAAGTCGATGACTAAGGTGACGGGCTACAACTCTCTCACATTGTAAGGAGAACTCGTCATGGCACTTGGTCTAAATAAAATCCTGGTCGCTGGTGCAGCCACTAACGCTGCGTCGGCTTACTTTCAGGCACAGGCTGCTGGTAACGCTACAGTAGTCCTGCCAGCCGGTACTTACTATATCGCACCGACTGCGAACGTCACTATCGAACTGAACACCAACCAGTCTGGCAACATCAGCAATGCTTCTTGGAGCGTTGTCGTTGCTAACAACACTGGCGGTCTGTTTATCGCTGATGGCACGAACGTTCGCGCTAACGTGTTGGCGGGTGCGCCTACGATTACTCTGTTCACCGTTGATGGTGGTGAACCAGTAAGCGGCACTTACAACACTTAAGGGGGCGACATGAATGCTAACCATGTAGGTTCGCTCTACCCTGACAGCTTTGGCAGCTTTGGTGTTGCTCAAGCAGTAACAGTGAATGTGGGTTCAACAGGTAATGCTGTGGCTCAGATTCCTGTGGTGGGTGGCACTTCTTACATTGTTCGCAGGATTACTGTCGCTAACGCAAACAAGAGCATTGCTACTGCAAACGTTGTTATTCTCACCAGCAATGATGGGAATGCCTCGAATGCAGTCAGCAATGTGACTGTTCTGTCCTCTGTGAGTAGCACTAGCACTTGGCAAGATATTCCTCTTGCGACGGCTGCTGCTACCACGGTGTACTCTGCCGGTTCGCTGTATGTGAAAGTGAACACGGCAGTTAGCGGCGGCACTTGCGACATTACTGTATACGGTGACATCGTAACTCTATGACAACTGTTTATGTGACCAATCGGAGTGAAAAACCTCTGATCGACGAATATGCCTTCCAGACCTACAAGTTCCCTGTGAACGAAGCGGTCGAAGTAGACATTGCCGTTGCGCGTCACTTATTTGGTTATGAGCAGGAAGATAAACTTCCGGCTATGGTGAGAATTGGGTTGTGCAACTCGACCAACGACATTGAGGATGCCTTGAAGAAGTTGGAAAAGTTTGTCATTACCCAAGACAAGCCGAAACAGGATCGCTTTTTATCCCCTGGCGATGACTCAGTAACTCCTCTCGTTCCGAAAGGGCGAGGGGAGCGAAAAGTCGTGCAAGCCGCTTAACTATGGGTCTTAAATGGCAACGCTTAATGGCTACATTACGGAAGTCCGTAGGCTGCTGCATGATGCTAACGGGAACTTCTATTCTGACTCCGAACTGACTGATTACATCAACGGAGCGCGGGAGCGTGTTGCCAGAGATACCGGCTGTTTACGAACGCTACAAGTTTCTCAAACCCCTATAGCCCCAGTTGGGTATACGGGTACACCAGTCGCTTGGACTGCTAATACCGCAGTCGCGCTGAATGATCTGATCTTTTCTAACATCTTCACCTATATCGTTACGACGGCTGGAACGACAGGTGATGATCCACCGCCTTATCCATTACAGACCGGCGCAATTCCGCCGACTACGCCTTTTGCAAATGGTACGGCGCAGTTCACATACGCTGGCAATGTTGAGATCATTCCTTATGTTAGCTTGCCTAAAAGTCTGCTGACGCTGGATGTTTTGAATATCAACATTTATTGGGGAAATAGCCGCTACCCACTGTCCTATTTGCCATGGACGCAATTTAATGCTCAGTTGCGGTATTGGCAGAATTACCTTGGTAGACCAGCGGCATTCTCAATTTTTGGTCAAAACCAAATTTACGTTTCGCCGGTTCCTGACCAGGCTTACTTGATGGAATTGGATACAACGATCTTGCCTACGCCGTTGGTGAATGGCGCACAGGTAGATGAAATCGTTGATCCGTACACAACACCCGTGGCGTATTACGCTGCGTACACGGCGAAGTTTAAAGAACAGTCTTATGGCGAATCTGAAATCTTTTTCCAGCAATACGTCAGCAAAGCCCGTTCTGTTCTCAACACGACATTTACTCGGCGTTTGCCTGACCCTTATAGCAATCCTTATTAACTATGGCTGCGACAGAGCAAAAGAAAAGCTATGCAGTAGTCAAGAACTTTAAGGGTGTAAACACCAAGGCTAACCGCACGGCGATTGATAAGGAAGAGTTTGCATGGCTAGAGAATGCCATGCCGATTGGTTACGCCAACCTCAAAATTATTCCTACCTTCACCAACACGGCTGTCACGTTTGGCAACACTGTCACCACTATCCTGTCCTCTAACCTGAACAACCTAGACTATGTGGTCGGGTTTCAAGAAGATGGCAGAGCAGAATCCGTCAACGTAGAAACGAATGTGAAGGCGAATGTTGCTGTTACAGGCACGTTCTCAAACAGCGGCATCCGTCTGACGCAGTGGAAAGACAACATCGTTTTAATCGGTGATCCGAACAACGGTGTCTTTGCGTGGGATGGTACTAACCTTGTGTCTATTGGTTCTGTTGGATCGATAGCTATTACTAATGGTGGCAGTGGATACACCAGCACACCTGCCGTGGTTATCTCGGCTCCGAATCAAACAGGCGGCATTCAGGCGACGGCTCAAGCGACGGTTACTGCTAATGCGGTTTCGGCTATCACGCTAACCGACGCAGGATCAGGTTACACAGCGCCTCCGACGATTACCATTAATGGTGGTGGCGGCACAAACGCTACAGCCATTGCTAGCCTAGTGACCTTTAGAAAAGGTACGGTAGCGGTCAACGTGACGAACGGCGGCACGGGTTATACGAATGCTGCCAACATTGTGGTGACGATCTCAGGTGGCGGTGGTGCGAATGCAGCCGGTACAGCGATTGTCGCCGGTGGTCAGATTAGCCGTGTGATCATGACCAACCCTGGCACGGGCTACAGCAACAACAGCAACATCAGCGTAACTATCACAGGCGGTGGAGGTTCGAATGCAACAGCCAACGCAGTCATTACCACCGAGCAAGTGTCCGGCATCCAAACCTTCTCAGGGCGCAACTGGGTGGCTCAAGGAAGGACTGTGTATTACTCTGCTGCTGGTAGCTACAGCGACTTTACAAGTGTTTCTGCTGGCGCGGTTACTCTGACCGACACCACACTCCACAGCAACATCATCCAGTTATTGTCAGCCAACAACTTCCTGTACATCTTTGGCGAGGACAGCATCAACGTCTTTTCTGATGTCAGGGTGACAAATGTTGGCACAACGATATTTACCAACACCAACGTATCTGCGTCGGTAGGTACACGACTGCCCTACGCTATTTTCCCGTACTTCCGTTCTGTGCTGTTTATGAACGAGTATGGTGTGTACGCGCTGGTAGGTTCGACCACCTCCAAGTTGTCAGACCCGCTAGATGGTGTGTTCCCGAACATTGACTTTGCCACAGCCCAGGTAACAGCCGGTCAGGTGCTGCTGAACAACATTCTGTGTGCGGCGTTCAACATCCGGTACTTGGATGGTAATACTTACCGTTATGTTCAAGCGGTGTTTTTCGAGAAGAAATGGTTTTTCACAAACCAGAGTGCCGATTTGAAGTTGATGACTTCTGTGGCGACTGGCGGCAAGATTAAGATGTACGGCACGAACGGTACAAACTTCTTGCAGTTGTACGGTGACACGACGGCAAATGCAGTGCCTAGCATTATCCAGACGGCGCTTGACCCGATGACTGACCCGATCCGCACGAAACAGGCGTTAAAGGTGGGTATTGAGGCAACGATTACAAATGGTGGTTTTTTAGATGTCACCATTGATAGCGAAACAGGTTCCAGCCCAACTTACTCTCTAGGAAACTTTGTTAGTTGGTTAAATAACTTTGGCAATCCTATACCCTGGACAAATAACAGTAGCACGATTATTTCATGGTATGGCGGTCAGGGTTATGTGCTGTACAAAACAGACGCGCAGCAGTGGGGTAAATACTTAGGGATGACGGTAACATCCAACTCAGCGGCGATGGTGATCAACGGATTTGAGTACGAACACGAATTGAGAGTGAGGTTCTAAATGCCAGTACCTAACAGTTTTGCCAATGTCACAACGTCTATTCCGTTGTCACAGTTGGATGCCAACTTTAATACCCCGATCACGCTCGGCAATACCGCCATTCAGCTAGGTAATACGGTTACGACGTTAAACAACATGACGTTGGCGAACGTGACGGTTACTAGCGGTAACGTGACGCTGACTAACGTATCTGTGACTACTGCAAATGTGGCAACAGCAAACGTCACAACAAGTCAGATATTGAATTACGGTACAGCAAACGGTGTTGCTTACCTAAATACATCAAAAGCCCTAACTACGGGAACGACGCTCGTGTTTGATGGTACAAACTTGGGGGTTGGTACGAGTTCACCTGCTTTGCCTATTGATGTGGTATCCAATAGTGGTTCGCTTGCGCTATCTATTCGTGGTCGCTCATCGGATGACATCGGTACGTTGATGTACTACACCAATAACGGTGTAACAAATACTGCCCAGATTCAGATGCGCCCGAACGATAACGAGTTTAGGTTTGCTGCGCTAGGCGCAAGAAGTGTTGTGTTTTATACCAATGGTTCCGAACGTATGCGTGTCAATCCTGGTGCGCCAATCCTTTGCTTGTCTGGTGGCAACACATCAGCGACAGGTACAGGTATCGCTTTTCCTGCTACGCAAAACGCATCGTCTGATGCGAATACGCTGGATGACTATGAGGAAGGTACGTTTACAGCAACTTTTGGAGGCCAGACTAACGTTGGCAGCGTTTCGCAGAATAGATACAGCTATGTAAAAGTCGGAAGAACAGTAACAGTGTTTGCAAACTTTGCGTTCACTCCGACAGCTTCAAATGCTTTCGTCTACTGGTTTTTTAGTTTGCCGTTTCCAGCAGAATTTAATAACAATAATGCTTCTGGATGTGTAGACAATAACAATGGTAGAACGGGGTCTGTTTCTACTTTTGGCTCAAGCACAGGTAATGGTTATGTGCTTTTTCCGACCACCTCTCAACTTTCAACTGCGGCAAACTCTGTTTATATTTCGTTTACTTATATGGCGGCCTCTTAACCTATAGTCAAACCAGATTAGTTTGACCGGATAGAAAGGAATTAAAATGTCATTAACAAAACAAGTAGTCATCGATCAGATCACAGTTACCGAGAACGGCATCGTGCTGTACCGCGAAGCTACACGCATCATTGAAGATGGCAAGGTACTGACACAGACGTATCACCGCAGCAGCCTAACACCAGGGCAAGACTTAGATGGTGTGCCTGAAAATGTTGCAGCTATTTGCAATACGGCATGGACTTATGCGGTGGTGACTGCGTATCGTGAAGCACAAGCAGCAGCGGCAAACAAACCACTAGGGGCATAACATGGCAGTCAACGCACCCTTTACCCCGTCCGGTAATACCGTGACGTTTACGGCTGCTACTACTGCACCCACTGCGGTACAAGCGGTTTCTACTACGCTAGGTGGCAACCAATACCGGATTCTAAATGCGGGTGCTGTTACTGCCTTCTTGGGGGTTGGAACTACAGCGGCTGCGGCTAACTCAGCGGCTACGGTTGTCACCTCTACAGCACCTTGTATTCCCCTGTTAGCTGGCACAGACGAAATTATTACGTTTCTGCCTAACGCATTCTTTACAGGTGTTACCAATAGTAGCAGCGCAGTGATCTACATCACGCCTGGAGATGGTTCATGACCCATCATGAGAGTTAAATCATGCTAAAGACAGTAAGCACCTATATCAATGTTATCGGCGCTCTTGTTTTCAAGGGTACTTGGAATGCTGCGACCAACTCGCCGACATTGACATCCTCTGTTGGGGATAAGGGTGATTACTATGTTGTTAGCCAAGCAGGGTCAACGAACCTGAACGGCATTACAGACTGGCAAGTTAATGATATAGCCGTGTTTAACGGCGCAGTTTGGCAAAAGATTGATAACACGGATGCTGTTCTCTCCGTAAATGGGCAGACAGGTGCGGTGGTGTTGACAGCCCCTGATGTGGGTGCAACCCCAAACACAGCCTTTGTGATTGCTGGCACTGCTTTAACGGGTGGCGGTCAGTTGACAGGTAACGTCACCTTAAACCTGGCGAACACAGCGGTTGCAGCCGGCAGCTACGGTAGTGCAACGCAAGTATCGCAGGTCACTATAGACGCACAGGGTCGGATTACCAGTGCGGCTAATGTCACCATAGCCATTTCCACGGCAAATGTGTCTGGTCTAGGCACAATGGCGGTACAGAACGCCAACGCTGTGGCGATTACAGGTGGGTCTGTCGATAATACGACACTCGCTAACGCGAATATCACCAGTGTTGCGGCAACATTTCCTAATAACTATCTTGCTAACTCTTCTACCACGCTAGGTAACACCACATTAACGCTTGGCAGTACGGCAACCAGTGTCGGAAACCTGACACTAGCGAATGTGACGGTCAGTAGTGGCAGTGTCACGGCTAATGTGACATCAAACAGTGTGAATTTCACGGGTACAACGTCTGTAAGTGCAACATTCGCAACGTCTAGCTTGCCATTAGTACCAGAGGGCTACATTACGATTCAGATCGGTGGCGTAAACAAGAAAATTCCTTACTACGGAGTCTAAATTGGAAGGCCAAATGCTTTTTAACATCATAGTCGGGATTGCAGCATTCTTTGGTGGCTGGACTTTGAACCGGATCACCAAGATGTTGGATCGTATGGACGAAGATATTCGGGATTTACCCCACGACTATGTGAGCAAAGAGGCTTACAAGACTGATATTGCCGACATCAAGGGTATGTTGGGCAAGATATTCGACAAACTTGACGGAAAAGTTGACAAAGTATGAATATGGACACCCTCAGTATCGTGAAGTTCGGTGATAGGGATTCACTGGGGGAGTTTTTGTTTGAAAACGGGATGCA